CCTTCCGCAAATATCATGGGCGCACAGCCAGTACCTACAGCAGAATCAATGTCTCAGCAGATTGATACAATGGAAATGAGAAAGCAAGGATCTCAGCCTGCTGCATCTACAGTTGTACAATCATCTCAGCCAGTTAAAGTTAAAAAGAAAAAGCAAGGAAGTATGAAAGCTGCCGAACCTAGTGAGCCAATGAGTCCGCAGACTTGGGCAAACATCGGTAATAATCCATCGGACTATCCGGCATATTTAGAAGCTTTTAAAAAGCAAAAGAAGTAAGCCATGAAGAAGCTAACATACGCTGAAGTCGACGGCATGAGATCGTCGCTTAGAAACGAACTATCTAAGAAGCTGCCGACTTGGCAATTGTTGGCAAACTATATCGCACCTGAAAGATATAAAATGAATCCAGACGATAAACATAATAGCTATCGTAAGGATCGAAATATTATTAAGAACCAAGCAGGGCGAAGCTTAAGAACCTTCGTATCCGGCATGATGAACGGAGCAACGCCCCGATCTCGTCCATGGTTTAACTTAACAGTAAACAATACTCGAAAGGCAAATTCTGCCGCAGCTAAAAGGTATTTCTCAGAAGCAGAATCTATTTTAAATTCACACTTCCAAGTATCTAACTTGTATCGAATCCTGCCTTTAGCCTATAAAGATGTAGGTATATTTTCTAACTCTGCCTTTGCAATGCTTCCGCATCCTAGATACGGATTCTATTTCTACCCATTTGCTATCGGCACTTATGCTTTTGCCTGCGATGCCGAAGGCAATACTAATATGTTCACGCGTGACTTCTCAATGACGACTAGGCAAATTGTGGAGCAGTATGCAAAGCTTACGCCATCTGGCCAGATTGATTGGTCAAACATTCCATCGCATGTTAAAAAGAATTGGGATGCCGCTAAGTATCTTGAGACTTCAGTTCTTACTACTGTTATTCTTCCTAATCCTACATATAATCCTAATAAACCATCGGTAGATCCTTTAGATAAAAAGTATCAATCATACACCTATCTACAGGCAGTCGGGGCCAACTTACCTCCTCAATCATCTTCCGGATTTAGAAACGAACTATCTTTAGGAGAGAAAGAATTTATTAAGACAAGTGGATATGATTATTTCCCTGTCATTACTCCTAGATGGGAAGTTGCACCTGAAGAAAACTACGGAGTCGACGGGCCTGGAGAGATCGCACTCTCCGATATTATGACTTTACAAGAGATGGAAAAATTCAGACTTGAAGCAATCGCTAAACTTGTTAAGCCACCTATGGTTGGGCATGCAAGCTTAAGAAGACACCAAGCATCCATTCTTGCAGGTGGCATTACTTATGTCGACGATCAAGGCGCGGCAGCCGGTTTTAAACCTGCATTCACTATGGATCCGAAGCTATCGGAACTTATTGCCGATCAAATGGAATACACTCAAGCTATTCGTTCAGCGTTCTATGAAGATCTATTCTTAATGATGTCAGGGCAAGAATCAAAGTCGCATATTACTGCGGCCGAAATCAATGAGAAAGCATCAGAAAGAATGGCAACATTGGCACCTGTACTAGGGCAGTGGGATCAGGACTTATCATCGAAGATTATTCAAAACGCACAGATCATTCTTGAGCAAGCAGGACGTATGCCTGTTAAACCGGCCGAGCTTGAAGGCGAACAATTAAGACCAGAATACATCTCGATCCTAGCTCAAGCAGCTAAAGTATCTATGATGAATTCCTTGGAAAGATTTGCGAACTATACGACAAGCATGGCACAAGCGCAACAGGATCCTGCACTTTTAAAGCTTCTTAATGGTGAAGCTGCAATTAGAAAATATGCAGATTATGTTGCTATTGACCCTACGTTAATTTTAGATGAAGATGAATTTAGGGCAGTACGTGAAGGCATAGCAATGCAGCAACAACAGCAAGCGGCTATGCAACAGCAAATGCAATCGGCGGCCATGGCAAAAGATTTATCTGCTGCTAAGGTCGGAGAAGGATCAATGCTCGATACTATGTTGACGGCATCGAAAGTATAGAGGGGAAATGGAAACAAAAGAAATTATCCAACGTGATAGACTTGATGTCGAATGGATCACGTCTACCGAACAAGGGCGCAGATTTATGTGGCGCCTATTATCTTATTGTGGAGTTTACCGAGATATTGAGGGAAACGGAAACGACATGTTAAAACAAATAGGAAGAAGACAAGTCGGATTATACCTATTAGGATTAGTAGCAGATGCTTCTGAAGAGCGTATCTTTGATATGATGAGAGAAGCTAAAGAAAGATCAATTGAGGAGAAATTACATTATGAGCGAACAAACAGAGACACCGAGTCAAGAGCAGTCAACATCATCGACGACATCATCGGAGGTGTCGACACCAATATTGGCGGTGGATCAGAAGGAATCTTCTGAAGCTGCACCTGCCGATTCAACACCTGCACCGGAACCTGCACCGGAAGCAGGCAAGACAGAGCAACAAGCCGAAGAGTACGAAGAGTACGAATTAAGTTTATTTGAAGGTGCAAGTCTTACTAAAGAAGATCTTGAGG